TGAATAATGCGCGATTCCTGCGATAGCGTAGTCCCCGGAGATGGAGACAGATCGACCAAAATAGCTAGAGCCGAAGGTGACGCTGGAGGGTTCAGGCAACGTATACACAGTGCCCCACGTGTTTGTGCCTGTCCTATGATAAATATATGCATAATCATAAGGATGACCCCTCCCCACGATGGCGTAGTCCCCAGAGATGGAGACAGAAATTCCAAAGTTGCTATTACTATTTGCGGGCGACTCTTTAATCTTATACCCAGAGTCCCACGTATTTGTGCCTGTCCTTCGATAAATAAATACAGCGCCGCTTTCAGTTGGGTTTGGTTCCATGTACGCTCCCACAATAGCGTAGTCCCCGTCGATGGAGACAGACCCACCAAATTTGATATAGTTACCGGTTTCGGTAGGATGTGTAAACTTTGCTTCTTGGCCCCACGTATTTCCATCTCCCCTTTTATAAATATATGCCTGCCCCCCACCGCCGCCACCTGGCGACCCCACGATGGCGTAGTCCCCGGAGATGGAGACATTGTCACCAAAGAGGGCGCCATTAAACCCATCCGATGCCTCGATCTTATACCCAGTTTCGTCCCATGAGGAAATCCCGAAGGTACTTAATTCACATACATTACTCAATCCATCCGTGATACGTACATTACCCGAAACCTCAAGGTTCGAGGACACAAAAGCATTGCCTTCAACGTGGAGGTTCGAGGACACGTAGGCGTTACCATCAACATGGAGGGTCGCATCTGGTTCTATGGTCCCTACACCAACCCTTGAGGTTTGAGTGTCCACAAATAGGTTGGCTTGACCAACTTCAAGGTTCGAGGACACGTAGGCGTTACCATCAACGTGGAGGGTCGCATCTGGTTCTGTGGTCCCTACACCAATCTTAGACGTTTGAGTGTCCACAAATAGGTTGGCTTGACCAACTTCAAGGTTCGAGGACACGTAGGCGTTACCATCAACATGGAGGGTCGCATCTGGTTCTGTAGTCCCTACACCAATCTTAGACGTTTGAGTGTCCACAAACAGGTTGGCTTGACCAACTTCAAGGTTCGAAGACACGTAGGCGTTACCCATAACATGAAGGTTCGCTTGAGTTAATGCTGTACCTACACCAATTGAGTCTATAAATGATCGGCCAACTTTACTAAAGTCCAAATTTCCATCAACTTCGAGAGTTCCTGAAGTTGGAAATATACGATCGACGCGTAAATTTCTTCCGGAACCGGTCATGTTTTATATTATAATACCATATAATTGTGGGAATGATGTAAATCACATAATTATTGGTAATAAAAGTTTATTTAAATTTATTTATACGACAGAAGCGGTGACAACCTTCTTCTTGGCTGGCGCCTTCTTTGTTGTAGTCTTCGCGGGAGCTTTAGTAGAAGAGCTCGCCTCCGAAGGTGTGCACTTGCATTTACACTCACCCGGTGGTCCGGGAGGTCCCACAGAACCCCTATGCCCGGCGGGGCCTGGTGGACCTGGTGGACCAGCGGGACCAACACCACCCCCGGTGCCACCTGTGCCTGTGTTATCAATCAGCTTGAGAATGAGATTGTAAAGACGTGTCTTATCGAGACGGGTGCGCTTGAGTTCATCTTCAACTTCTTTGCGTAGAGATTCCATTGTATTATATATAAAAGAAAGATTATCTTTATATCAAATGATCTTCATCGGTCCTGCACTTAACACCGGTATTGGAAACCAAGCGATAAAGTATGTGAAATTATTCGATCCAAATTCTAACTATTATGTTTTTGGGAGTAAGCTTCCTGAATGTGAACGCGGTTTAATTTATATGCTGCCAATTAGTGCTCACATTGAATATTTGAAGTATGTCAGAACTCGAGTGAAGAATCTTGTATGTATGACCATCTGTGAAACGGAAACTGTACATGAAGATTATGGTCTCATCATGAAAGAATTCAAAAAGGTTGCCGTACCAAGTGAATTCTGTAAGAGGGTTTTCTCTAGACAGTTTCCCGATAATGAGTTCTATATCATTCATGCACATATCCCACAACCAAAAGAAAAACCTTATACATTTTACCATATTGGCAATATCGCAGATCCTCGTAAGAAATTTAGAGATGTATTACAAGCATTTGTTCGTCTGAATGAACCAAACACACGACTCGTCGTGAAAGCCACTTGCAATCAACCAATTCAAATTCAATTTCCACGCGTCGAAGTAATTAACGATCTCCTATCAAACGAGGAAATGGATAATCTCCATAATCGATGTGACTGTTATGTGAGTTTTTCACACTCTGAGGGTATAGGTATGGGTGCGGTTGAAGCGGCACTTCGAGACAAACCAGTTATTATTACGAACTACGGTGGCGCACCTGAATATATCAAAACACCATATACAATTGATTGTGGACTTCAAGAGTTGGAGAAGGATGATTTCCTCTTCAAAAAAGGTATGGTTTGGGGTGAACCAAACTTTGACCAACTCTTGGAGTTCATGAGACATGCATATGATAACCGCGTCCGTGAAATGGATCACGAACACACTAAAAAGTTAGTGAGTCGAGAAAATGTTTTAAATGAGTTCTTCTTGAATGTAATTGGTAGCGAAAACGATAAGTCCGATGAGAATGGTACCACTCATCATTGAATCCCTCTGAGCGATGATGGTCATCACGAGGTCGTCGAGAACTTGAATACCGGATGGTTTTGTGGCAATGCGAGGTACGAGGGTGCTGATAGTGATGTAAAGTGCCATCGCTATTATTACAGGTCTAAGACTCTCCTGGTCTAACATCGTCTTTCTATTAGTCACTGATTTTAATTTTACTCACATCGACCTTGGTTCCCAATTGAGCATTTTTTACACTATGCTTCTTGCAATAGTCTCCACACACAGCCTTGAATGCACATGGTTTACCACTCATCGTCGTCGCACAGCAAATCTTTTTGGTTGACCTCTGCTCATTCACCACTTCTGGTGGTTTATCAATCGCAACCGTTTTTCGTTCTTCCTTCTTTTTGTCATGTTCCTGATACTTTTTCTTCATGATCCAAGTTGCATTTGCGAGTTTGAAACACGCTTCATTTGGTTCGCTGACTCGGTACATTTTAGCCGCATCAGTGAGGCAACGCTGCCATATTTCATCACGGATGACTTCCATTTTGTTTCTTATTTTTTTGTAAAAACACAAACCCACTTAGGCATCTCCTGCAATTTCTGAAAGATATATATCAGAGTGGCCAGCAAAATCTGGAAATTGATCGACCGTTTTTTTCGTCGTCATATCTTGAACATTGAATATATGTTCCTTGAACTTCTTGACATCTATACCTGTCGCATTATGAATCTGTGTCTCATTCGCGATATCTTTGAGAGCGTGGATGTATGCTGCGGCATAATTTCCATGACGCACAGACATCACTGGGGAGGAGTCTTGTTGAGCCATGATAGCATATTTAGCTGACTGCTTAACCATTTTTTCTATGGATTGCTTCATACCCCTTGAGCGATTTTGCATCACCACGATGAGTATGAATATTGCGATGAACAAATAAAAGTACATCTTCTACAAGTATCTTTGAAAAAAAATCTAAATAAATTTAAGATAATGTTAAGATCTGAACCAAATGCTATATGCTGCATTTGGAAACCATGTATTAATAAGATTACCTTAACGAATGAAAGTAATTTCAAAGTGAAATATGAAGCGTACCCGTATAAAGGTGGTGCAGTCGGTAAGATAGACGCCGCAATCGGTGCAGGTGGTTTTGAAGGCAAAACAGCATTAGAAATTATTCAAGCTGAGAAACTCAAACCAGAAGTGGGTGTGATACCTAAAAATGATGTTCGACATGTAACAGTTAACAGGGGGCAAAAAATAGCAATACGGTATATGTACATAGATTTACATGATGATTATACAGAAGAAGTACGAAACTTCGGGGTTCTCGATTTAGTAAAGTTTGTACAACCACCACAAGAAGATATTGACGAAATATTAACTAAAAAGGAGGAGGCTAAGCGTAAAGTCGAAGAAGAAAGAAAAAGAAGGGAACGTGAAGAAAAGGAACGCAAAGAAAGGGAAGAGCGTGAAGAAAAGGAACGCAAAGAAAAAGAAGAGCGTGAAGAAAGAGAACGCAAAGAAAGGGAAGAGCGTGAAGAAAGAGAACGTAAGGCGATAGAACGCAAATGCTCAAGTGTAACACAACATATGTGTTCTCCAAGTGATACACCTAAAAAATTATGCATTCATTGCAATCACTGGTACTGCATTTATCACTATCATGTAAATAATAACCCCATAGGTAGAGGGGGTCATGTGTGCAATTAAAATTAAAATATTCATTTATTACAAATGAATAATTGTGATAGCCTTTTTCAACATATGTGTACCACAGAAGGTAAAACTAATAGATGCTTAAAATGTGGATATTTGTTTTGTGATTATCATTTTGAAATCAATAACAGTATGTTTTCATTAGGTGGTCACGTTTGTAAGTGAAACCTAAGTTATTGTAATAAGGTCTTTTTTCATGTCTCTCAACGTTTCTGATTATATTTCATTTGTATTTCTGATTGCGATTGGAGTTTTGATTACCATTATCAGTTGCTCTTCTTGAAATGGATACAAATCTCAGTAAAATTTTACAGCTTGTAGACGCTAATGTTTCAAATATTCCTGAAGGTGATTACTTACAAATTTGTAACGCACTTAAACAAGTTCATATGAATACCGAGTCTATTTCCGTGGAATGTATTGATGCATATCGTGATTGGTTAGAAAATGTAAAAGAGCTTCGTATTTATCATGAAGCTACAAAAGAAGAGGATGATTTTGATATAAAAAATGATATGTGTGATTCTGATGTGTCTATGTATGGTGCTTTGATTCCATCTATTTTTATGGAATTATTCCAGAAAAATATCCTATTAAATCCAAATATCAACAAAAATAAAAAAATGGAAAGTATTCATAAATTTAAAAGTAATTTTGGCCTTTCAAAGGGCTTCAAATTAGAAGATTTAAAACAATATCATGAAATATTACCAGATGTGCTTACGGGTGATGTAAAAACTGACCTGAAAATTCTTTCCAAGTTTAACAATGAAAAGCTTGATGAAGATACCACACTTTGTGAGAGTTCAACAAAAGAAGCGTGGGAACACCTACATACGTTCGGTAATCAAACCAAACAGTTATTTAAATTATTCGACGAAACAAATGAACACGAGAGTTATATAACGTGGTATGAAAACCTAAGTTAGAGTTTAAGATATGATAAAATCATCTGAAAATGGTTCCTAATATTACAGACAGGTTACGTGTGAAATTTGAATACGTCAACCCATTTCAAGTGCGGGTTACATTTCGCACTCTTGGGGAACTCGAGAGGTCGAATTTTGAACGAAGGTGTAAGGGTACGTGTATAGACCCCGACAACTTTGACGTATACATAGAGGAACGCCAGAGTGGTGTCAGTCGGGGAAAGACGGATCGATACTTTAAAATCAAGTCAGATCGATGTTTAGGAGACGTTGTATTTGAGGGTGAACGGTTTCACTACGCTCACACGTACAAGAAACTTCGTTCCTTTCTGGACGTATTGAAACTGTATCGGTCCACGGATCAACTTGTCGACGACTGTATGAACGATTTGCTCTGGGAATTCGAAGAATCAGTAGTTTCGAAAACCACGAAAACCTCGAAGGTTCCGAAGGTTGTGGAGTTCTCAAAATTTGGCAAATTAGAGGAGAAGATAGAGTATGAAGTGTCGAAATGCTCCCATCCACGATGGATCTTTTCTATTCATGATAAAGGAAGACACCAGCGTACGCTGTGCTGCCACCCTTCTAACCGGGATAAGAAAGCATACGGGGTTCACGGTGTCGCACACAGATCTGAATGTATGTGCCCTCTCCACCGCGACGAAACGTTCTGGAGAAGGCTGTCTTCTTATGCGTTAACAGACAGGACAATTAAAATTAAAGAAGATCACCTGTATGTAAAAGATATCGTCGGATTGCCGTCAATATACGATTATCACCGAAACCTGGAAGATGGATTCAGAAAGACATTCAGTGACTTGATAGACTCCTCGTATATCGACAAAGGTTATATCGAACTGGAAAGAGAAGGCTTTTTCGTGATCGACGAGATATATCCTCGCTGTGCAGGTAAAAGATTGAGAAACCCTGATGAAATCGCTAATTTCCTAGCAAAAGTCTTCCATCACAATAACACCCAACTGTTAATTCACGATAATAAGCATGCGAGGATACTTGGTATCGATACCAATCAACACAAAATGCTGATCAATGGATCGAAAGGGGGGATTGTGGAACGTGTGGCGAGGGAGAATTTCGACAAAATCGTACCGAGTAGCGAAGCGGTTTCTTACATGCTGGATTTGGTGAATACTTTTATAGAAAAAGAACCTAAGTTAGAGTTTAAGTTGTAATTATAAATAAGATGGAGAGCGTCCAAAAGCTCACCCACATCGAACACATTCTCAAGAGACCTGACTCCTATGTCGGCCCAGTTGAACAGGGTTCTGAACCCTATTGGATCCTCGATGGTTCTACCTTCACTAAGAAGAACCTGAAGTACTCCCCAGCGCTCTTGAAAATTTTTGATGAGATCCTAGTTAACGCTATCGATCGTAACTCCCTACACCCAAAGAATGTCTCTTCAATCTCTATCGCCATCGACAAGGATGTGGGCTCAGTGACTATTGAGAACAACGGTCCTCTCGGTGGAATTTCTGTAAAAATGCACGAAAAGGAAGGTCTTTGGAATCCCGAACTTGTATTTGGTCACCTTCTCACGAGTACCAACTATGATGACTCTCAAAAGAGGATTGTCGGTGGCCGTAACGGTTATGGTGCCAAGTTGGCGAATATTTATTCGAGTGACTTTTCGATCATTATCAAGGATCACGAAACAAAGCAAACGTACACACAAAAATGGTCGAAGAATATGACTGTTTGTGATCCACCAAAAATTAAAAAGCATTCGGGTAGCACGTCATCCGTCTCTATCACCTTCACACCCGAATGGAAACGCTTTGGAATGTCCAAAATGGACGATGCCATCTACAGTATCTTTCAAAAGCGAGTTTGGGATGCGAACATTTGTACCACCTCAAATTGCAAAGTGAAGTTCAACGGTGAAATTCTTCCCAAACAAAACTTTGAGGCATACGCCAAGATGCATGAGGGAATCAAAGATATTGCTTCTTTCAACGGGGATCGTTGGTCAGTGTGTATCGGGCCATCGGAAAATGGTCTCGAACAAGTTTCATTTGTTAATGGAATTTGTACGACCAAAGGTGGTACACATATTGACCATGTCGCCAATCACATTGCCAGTGGTATCATCGATGATATGGCCAAGAAAATCAAGTTGAAGCCTCAGCAAGTCAAGAACACGTTCACCATCTTCGTGAAGGCAACCCTCGAGAATCCAACATTTTCGAGTCAGGTCAAGTCTGAGTGTACCCTAAAAGCTCAAGATTTCGGCTCCAAGTTTGAACCACCTAAAAACTTTGTCAAGAATGTTTTGAAAACTGGTATTGCAGATGAACTCACCGCACTTTCGAAGTTCAAAGAGATGAAAGAACTCAAAAAGACTGATGGAGCTCGAAAGTCTAAGATCACTGGGATCCCTAAATTGGATGACGCGAACAAAGCTGGTACTGCACATTCTGGAAAGTGTACACTCATCGTGACAGAGGGTGACTCAGCCAAGACCCTAGCTGTCGCTGGTCTCTCCGTCGTGGGTAGAGATCATTATGGGGTATTTCCACTCCGTGGTAAGTGTAAAAATGTGAGGGACTCTTCGGTGGCGCAGTTGACATCTAATCAGGAGTTCAATGATCTCAAAAAGATTTTGGGACTTCAACAGGGTAAAGAGTACAAGGATGTCTCGGAGCTTCGATATGGTCGCCTAATGATCATGACTGACGCCGATAATGATGGGTCTCACATCAAGGGTCTCATTCTCAACATGATCCACTATTTCTGGCCCAGTCTCTTGAAGATGAACTTTGTCGTGAGTATGGTCACACCGATCATCAAGGCGACCAAGGGATCTGAGACTAAGTCTTTCTACACCGACTCCGCCTTTCGAACTTGGTATGGTAATGGCAAACCTGGGTGGAAAATCAAGTACTACAAGGGTTTGGGTACTTCGACGAGCGCCGAAGCCCGTGAATACTTCAAGAAGATTCAGGATCTCACTGTGAAGTTCGACATGGATGTGATGACGGACGATTCCATCGTGCTCGCCTTTGACAAGAAGAAGGCGGACGCTCGAAAGTCGTGGCTCCTCGAGAATACAGCCAAGGATGCAGATCAGTTGGAGGTTCCGTATGGCGATGTGAAGCAACTGAACATCACTGATTTTGTACACAAAGACTTGGTGAATTTCAGTCTTGCTGATCTGAAGCGCTCAATTGCTCACGTGGCCGATGGTCTCAAACCTTCTCAACGAAAGGTTATGTATTCGTGTTTCCAGAAGAATCTCAAAGATGAGATGAAGGTTGCACAGTTGGCGGCGTATGTGGCTGAAAAGAGTGCTTACCATCATGGCGAAGTTTCCCTCGCTGAAACGATTGTCAAGTTGGCCAACGATTATACGGGTTCCAACAACATTAACCTTCTCGAGCCATGTGGTCAATTCGGTACACGCCTCATGGGTGGCAAGGATGCGTCTCAGACGAGGTACATCTTTACGAAGCTCACCAAGGAGGCTCGAAAGCTCTTCGATCCCAAAGATGATGCCATTCTCAACTACTTGGATGATGATGGTCGCTCCATCGAACCCGACTTTTACATGCCAACTCTACCAATGGTTTTGGTAAACGGTACTGAAGGTATTGGTACGGGTTTCAGTTGCTACGTCCCACCATTTAACCCTGACGATATCAAAGAAAACATTAAGCGTTCTCTGGAAGGTGATTCACTCACAGCTATGAAGCCTTGGTTTCGAGGTTTCAAAGGTAAGGTTTTCAAGGATGATGCGGGACTATGGATCACCGAGGGTGTGTGGAAAGATACCGGTTCTCGTCTAAAAGTGACAGAACTTCCACCGGGAAGATGGACTCAAGATTACAAGGAATATCTCGATACTCTTGTTGATAAGAAGATGATCACAAGTTTTACGAATAACAGCACGACCGAAGATGTGGACTTTGAAATATTTGGGTATTCTGGCAAAGATCTCATCAAGGATCTCAAGTTGAGAAAGACATTTCACACGACAAACATGCACTTATTTCATCCCACAAAGGGTATTTACAAGTACACAACCCCTGAAGAGATTCTACATGACTTTGTGGAACTTCGACTTGAACACTACAAGAAGCGCAAGGCACACCTCATCGATGTACTCGAAAAGAGGGCAGAGTTGTGTGGGCATAAGTCTAAGTTTGTCTCTATGGTAATTGAAGGAAGCTTAGTGGTTTTCAAAAGGAAGAAGCAGGAACTCGAACAAGAAATGTCTAAGTACTTCCCCAAAATTGATGGAAACTGGGACTACCTTCTCAACACAAAGACTGTCGAGTATACCGATGAGCGCGTTAAAGCACTGATGGATGAAGCGAAACAAGCGAACATTGATTTGGAACGTATGATTAGGACGAGTCATATCACAATGTGGAAAATGGATATTAAAAATATGTGAGTAGTAAGTAGATATGGGTGAGGCTGCTAAAATTTCCCTGAAAGCTATTGGAAAGCAGGATACACACCTCCTTTCCAAAGACCCAGAAGATTCGGTATTTAAATATGATATAAAACAATACTCAAATTTTACAAAACTGCACAAAAGTAGAGTTGTATCTAAACCGACTACTGATACGAACTGGCCTTTTGGTCAAACGGTAAAAGTTGAATTCAATCCAAATCAAATGGGAGATCTATTAAGTGATATGTGGATTAAATTACGGATGCCGTCACTACCAACAAGTCAAAAGTCTTATGCTGACCAACTTTCAATACATCTTATCAAGAGTATTTCGATGTATGTAGATGGAATAAAATTAGAAGAACTCACAGATGACTGGAATTTTATCTATAACGAACTATACTTAAATGATACGCAACGCGACGCCAATCAATTTCTCACAAATGACGGCGCTTCCTATACATATTATGCAACAAATTCAGATGCAGGACGTACTAGACAAGTGCTCATACCTTTACATTTTTTCTTTTCTAGAAAATATGATCGTTCAGATGACAAACATTTTTTCCCAATATGTTCAATATATCGACAAAAACTGACATTTGAAATTGTATTTCATAAACAATCATTTTTTACTGATGAACCAACTAATATAACTTTACCTGAATTTGTGATTATAACAGAAGAAATTAAACTTGAGCCCGAAGAACGTTTATATTTTACATCTACACCACGATCATTTGAAGTAGATGTTGTGTACAAACATCTTCAACAATCATCCGAATTGAACAAACGTAAAATTAAAACAAACTTTTCAACTGATAAACCTGTAAAAATATTTCACTGGTTTTTTAGACTATCTGAATTAGAAGATGAAAATGACGCCAGCCTATTTAAAAAACGTTTCAATTTCACCAGTAATAGTGCAAATTTCAGGCGTGTAAATGGAAACGATTTTGAAATTGCCGAAAGATTTGACATTTATTTAAACGGTGAAGACGTTCAACATGTATCAGGAGACGCAAATCATCGTTACTTTAAATATTACACCCCGTATGAAGGTATTCTAAATACACCAATAACACATATATATACGTATAACGTTTCATTATATCCATCTAAACAAGTTCGTTCAGGAATTTTAGATTTTAGTAAAATCATTTCAGATAAAAGTTTCATACAGACTGAACTTCATAAATTTTTAGATTTGTCTAAAACATATGAAATGCATGTGTATGATATTGCGTATACTCGTCTTGAATTTCGCGATGGATATATAAATATCGTCTATTAAAAAAAACTGATTATAGATATATATGTTGTTGAGTGCGAATGGAGCTCAAGATATGTTTATATCTGGAAATCCAACACAAAGTCATTTTATAAGTTTACATAAACAACATACACCTTTTTATAGGACGACGTATCCAATAGAATCGGAAACTCCAACCGATTTTGGGTCGACCTTGTCGTTTAGAATACCTACTGACGTTGGAGAATTTATAAATCGGATTTCATTAAAAGGTGAATTAAGACAAGTAGGATTATCAAATCCAGATTATAAATCATTTATCACTAATAAGCTTATTGATTATGTTGAATTGTTTATTGGTGAACAGTCAATACAGAAATTGACTGGTGAATACATTGCTATACATCATCAATCTCATGCACGGGATATATCAACATACGAACGCTTGTATGCACATGGTTCGAATGAGGTTGGGCAAACATTTCAGCTTACAAGTACAGCGGAAGATAATCCTTTTTTTTTGGATATACCATTTTACTTTCATAATGTCAACCAATTGGCTATACCTTGTTGTGCTTTAAAAAAACATGGTATTCGAGTAGTCATCAAACTCAAAAAACCTAACGATAATACAATTGTTTCAAAAATATTTGAAACTGCATTAAACATTACGTACGTTCATGTAGGATACGAGGAAAAATCATTCATAGAAAGTTCGCCCATTTCCCATGTTATTCAACAATTGCAATTTTCAGAATTCAAAATTAAACAGGGTATTCTAAGTAAGATTTTAATGTTAAATTTCAATAATCCTGTGAGTGAATTATTTTTTGTTGCACATCGTGCATCAAATAGTTGTGATTTTATTGATATAGAAAATATTGAACTAAATTTCAATAACACGTCGGTATTTAATCGAGATAATAAATTTTTATGTTATAAACAATCATTAGATAATCACATAAGATCTCCATCCGGTAAAGATCTCGACGGTGGTGGTAAATATTGCTCGTATTCATTTTCTTTAAATCCCATATCAGGACTTCCCATGGGAAGTGTAAACACGAGTCGCATCATTCATAAATTATTGAAAATTGCCATTCCAACAAATATTAATGAAGATGTGATAGTTCGAGTATATGCTGTTAGTCACAATATACTCATGTTTTCACATGGATTAGCGGGTTTAAAATTTTAGTTTGTTATATTAGTAATGTCTACAGGGCGTATAAATTTACATACAATGGGGATGATTGGAGACGTAGATGTAAATTATGATCATTCATATTTTACAAAACTCATAAAACAGAAAACACATTTTGCAAAAGAGTACGTAAATATACAACCAGAAGGTAATAAGAGTGTTTTTGGTGGTATATATGAATTTAGTATTCCGATGAATGTGGGAGACTTGTTAAAATCCGTATGTTTAGAAATAAAAACGAGTCAACTTTCAGATGCTAATCATTACTACATTGAATCATTTGGAAATGCGTTAATTGAATATGCAGAATTGTTAATAGGAGGTACAGTTATAAATCGAATAACAACTGATTATTTACAATTATATACAGAGGCTTTTCATAGTGAAAGTAAAAAGGTTGCATTTAAAAATCTTATCAACAAATCTGAATATATTCTCGACGCTTTACCAAATGAAGGAGTTAATTCTGAACGTCAATTACAGAATGATCAGTTACATTGTATTATTGACTTACCATTTTATTTTCAT